GCTTCACCTCGTGAGAGGGAAGCGAAGCTTTGTTTGGGTTGGCAGAATTTTGCGAACTCTGTTGATCCACCCGTGATTCTCCCCATAAGGGAGATCTCCAACTCTGAGAAGACTATGGTAACCAAACTGTCGAAGGTCTCCGCCCTTACTGGTGTGGAATCGTATGTTTTTGACCCCCGATATCATACGGGATTCGTCAACTTCGTACGTACTCCTCCTAGTTCGGTAATTGGCGACCTATCGGTTGTTGGTTCCAACACGCCTTACTACAGAGATTTAGTACTACGCCGCCTTAATGCAAGTAATCCGTACACCCGTCAGGGTTTTACGGATAACTGTGAGTCATTTCAGGCGAGTGGGACTTCTGCCACACCGGTGGGAGCTATCACGATCCTATCCCAAGGATCAGGTAGCTGGTTTCCCTTCGATGACAGCGTTTTTACAGTCCCCTCTGATCTTGCCCTACGCGATTTAGCTTTACTAAAGCTTAAGCGAAAGGTAGACAGGCACATAGGCCGCAAGAACCTCTTGATACCCCTCGTAGAACTGAGGGAAGTCAGAGGCATGATTAAAGGGATGGCTGAGCAATCAACTCATCTCTTGCATCGCCTTGCCGGCGCTCGCAAAACACGCGGAAAGAGCCTTAAAAGAGCTTTTGACGAAGCTTGGTTGACCTATTCCTTCGGCATGTCGCCGATGGTTGGGGACTTTAAAGAAGCCTTAGAACATATGACTTCTTACCTATTTCGTCAGGATCACTCTGTCAGGTTAACTGGCGTGGCTTCAAAGGACTGGTTCACTCGATACGGTTCCTCTGGTGGCTCCACTTTTCTTTATGGAGTCTCCGTCGGTTCTTACACCGAGTTGCAACATCAACTGTCCTATCAGTACACAGCAGGCTTCGATTTTCAACTTCGAAGCTCAAACGACTACGTGTGGAATGATCTATTTGGCTTCAACATGGAGTCCCTACCCGCCTTGGGTTGGGAACTTGCTCCATACAGTTGGGTCATAGACTATTTCACTAATGTCGTTGCGTTTCTTGAAGACACTTTCGTTCTCCCACCAGGGAGCTCTCGTTACGTGACACTAAATAAGCGTTATGCTGTTTCTGGTCCTATAATACCGAACTACGTTACCGCAGCTGATACTCAAGGTGCAAACCTTTCTATCAAAAATGGTTATGTGGAATGGTGCTACTTCGACCGGACTGTTTCTGCAACATTACCGAGGATTGGTTTACATGTTAAAAGTGTAGACCAGATTGGTAAGAACGCTATATCAAAGCTTCTTAACCTTGCCTCTCTCCTTAAATATCGTTGAAAGGTGACATATGTCATTTAATCCTTCTTCTCCAGTCGCCGGGGCTGTTGTGCCCGGTTTCACTACGCCGACCTATACTCTAACCGCTGATATCGCTCCGAACCAAAATGGCAAACAATTTGCTGTTACGGCTCTCGGTGGTACCCAGGTTGGAGTCGATGCGAATACGGTGTCAAAACCGTTTACGCTGACATTCTTTCGGCCGCCTGTGCTTAAGCCGCTCCCTGCGGCTAACCCTGTAACTGGGGTTATAAAGGTCATTCCGACTAACACGTATAAGCTTATCACCCGTAAAGGTGCGAAGCCGTCCCTCAACCAAGTTGACCAAGTGATGCGAATTACTACGGTCATCGAGGTGCCCGCAGGTTGTGAGACCTACGAGCCTGAGGACGTGAAGGCTATGGTGTCCGCTCACTTCGGTGCAGCGTACGCCTCCGCCAGCGGGATTGCCGATACCTTGATCACCGGAATTATGTGACCTGGGTTCGTGCCGTGGCTCTAGGACTTTTGGTCCTAACCACAACCTTTAATTGCTATTGGGAGCTGTCTTGTGGCAAAAGCACATGTGAATCTACTGTTGAAGTTCTTCACCACCTTGCAAGCTGAGTTGACTCACGCTCCTCGCGGCGGACATCCTGGGAAGGATTTCGCCCGTGAGAGGTTGTGTAGTCGTATGCGCAAACGCGCATTATTACCAAACCCAGGCCTTAAAGACAAGGCTATCGACAATTTCCTTCAGCTAAATGAAGCTGTTAAAGGGACGTCGATATCCCTGGCCAATCGCGAAATACACCTCGCGAGCCTGTTCATCCGTTTTGTTTTGGAGAAACAGACCAGGAGTTATGACCCTGATGGTGTGCAGGAAGTCCTGCACTGGCCTGCGGTGTTCGACCAGTGGCGTTTTGGACCTGGTGCCAGCAATGGCATTACAGGGACCCATGTCGCGGAAAAGGTCGGACAGGTGATGACAACAACTCTTAGTAACAAGCCTTTGACGGATCAAATCCGCATGATGAGCCCCTATCACCGCGCCAAGGATGGCGCTTATGGTGCTGGGTCCTCTCTCATTGAAGGCTCGAAGCTTGCCGTTGTTCCAAAAAACGAAGACACTATGCGTACAATCGCTATCGAACCTTCCGGAAATATGGCAGTCCAGCTTGGTGCTGGGCGCTATATTGAGGATGCGCTTCGTGGCATTGGTCTTGATATCAAAACCCAACAGCCGAAGAATAAGCTGTTGGCCTTAAGAGGTTCCTTAGATGGACAGTTATCTACCATCGATCTTAAAAGCGCCTCTGACTTGATTACTCTTGATCTCGTACGTCTCTTATGGCCTCCTGAGTGGTTCGATCTGTTCGAGAAGAGCAGATCGGCTAGGATGAAGGTGCGCGATGAATATATCACGCTTAACATGATCTCGACCATGGGGAATGGTTTCACTTTTCCCATGATGACACTAACCCTGTTGTCTCTGGTCGTTGCCAACCGAGTCCTCCTCAGCAATTTCGAGGTGAGCCATCGGCGGGTTGACTGGAAACGAACGGCTGTTTTTGGTGACGACATTATCGTCCCGACAGCTGAGTTTTTGCCATTGTGTGACATGTTAACTAGAGCGGGACTAATCGTGAATAACGACAAATCCTATAGTGCTGGGCCCTTTCGTGAAAGCTGCGGGGGAGATTACTATGAAGGGTATGATGTTACGCCCTTTTACGTGAAATCTCTTTGCAGTAATGCGGAAATCTACGTTGCCATTAATCAACTGCTCCAGTGGTGCTGTAAACATAATACCAGTTTACCTCAGTCACTTGCAGTTTTAGTATCAGGCATAGTAGGACGGGTCTTCTTCGTGCCCGAGTGGTATGGAGATGATGCTGGTATCCGTACCGCTTTGGTCGCCCGAAGGTTCGAATACCTTAGGCCCAAACCCGTGAGGGTTCGGCTTCGTTCACTTGATTTCGCAGTGATGCTAATCAGTGGCGGGTATTTGATTCCTGGCGATAAACCTGACCAGATGTTCTTTGCTCCTAGAGTTAAGAATCCTAAGAGCGAGGTCAGGAAAGGGCGTCTCCCGGAAGGGTGGCTGTCCGGGTGGGATCCGTGTTTACGGTCACACCAGGAGTCCGACCATGTCATCGAGCTACTTAAGATGATAGGGTAAGGCTCCAACCGAG